TTTGGTCATCCATTGGTTGTACTCTAGACTCTTGTCCACCAGCATCTCCTGCTTTATTATTTTTCCAATAGTTTTTACTTGCTTGTCTTTGTTTATTTCTATTATTTCTTCTTCTTACTTCTGGTCTCATAGTTTTCTCCTAAATTAAAAGTATCTTCTATCGTCTGTCATAGTACGAGGCGTTGGGTTTACCAAGTTAGACTTCATAGTCCTCATGGCTTTTTTATAATCGTCCATAGCAAACGCTGCTTGTTGTGGACTCTCTTTAAACTGCCATATGTAATAACGTGTTCTAGCAGTAATTACATTTGTATATTGTTCTGGGAATACAACTGTATCTCCGTGTGCTGAAAGCTTTGTAGGCTTATCAAACGCATAGAAGTGTACGTTGTAAACTTTATCAGGTATTGGACTTAATCCAAATTTCCTGCCGTCTGGTGATTTAATAACTTTAAAAGGCTCACCATAAACCTGTGAATCTGCATCGTCTACGTTCTCGCTGTCTCTGTAATATCTTTTCCAATCAGCTAGACTTAAAAATCCTAATCCTTTTGAAACAAAGGGAGATGATTCACCACTAACATTAATGGTTGTTAAATAAAAATCGTCCCAGTCTATTGAAGCGTAATCGTCTTGAACGCTTGAGCTACTAGCTTTTAACTCGTACCACCTAGTACCAGCTACTGTAGCTACGGTCACGTTTCCATAGAAGGGGTCAGTTGCACCACTCTCGCCTACTGCAAGAAATGGTAACTGTGGTTCTTCATTTGCTATATCAAATATAGACTTGTTAATGGCATCCTTAACAAACTGTTGGAGTCCTACAGCACTTGAAAAGTTTGCAGAAGTCAATGGTATTTCATTGAGTTCTCTAAGGACTTCGTTTGTTAAATCTAAATATGTTGTTGCCATTTAATTTCCTAAAAGGGGGAGGAATCTAAAGACTCCTCCGGGTTGGTATCAGTTAATACCTTAGACTGTACTATTAACTCGCTTGAGTTGTAGTAATACCGTCTTGAACTTTACATTGTCCGTCAAGATACCAGTTAGTTCCATCAGACCACACATGCACAAAATCTCCATGAACAGCTTTACTAGCTACTAATGAAATAGTGTCTGCGTCTGTAACTGTAGCGACTGAACCTGCTGCATCTTCCGGAGAAGACACGTTACCTACAATAATATTAGCACTAGATGCTGTAACTATTGTATGCGTACCTGTAGGTTCTGTTGCTCCAACATAAAACCAATACTCTAATCCTGCTGCGGGAGTAGGAAGAGTTTGAACTTTAGCTGCTGCTACGTTCATTACAAAACGAGTGCCTGATTCGGCTGCTGTAATTGTATTGGCTGCAGTTATTGCTTCTGTATCTGAGGGCTTCTGAACTTTAGTAGCTAGAGAACGAACATCAGCTGTTTTAGCTGAATTACGTCCAGTATCTCTTATATTTACTATTGCCATATTGTTTACCTCTAAATTTATGGGTTAAAAAGAGGAGGAGTCCGAAGACTCCCCCAAAGTTGACTTCTTAGTCAATACCGTAGAATGCACCTACAAGGGCTTCGTCTCTAAGTACTTTCGCACCGAAGACATGAAGACCACGCACAATGTCACCAAACGATGTTGGGTCTCTCAACACTTCTGTTGAAAGGATTGTGTTAGCAGTTGCAGTAGCTGAAATGTGTCCAGCCAAAACTTTACCAGCAGCATTAGATGTTGCAGCAATGTTGTTTGATTTGTACATATCAAATCCACGTAATTTTCCACTTGATACTAGTCCGTTTCTGATTGAACCTTGTCCAGCATTGTAGTCAACAGACAACAATTTAGAACTAGAGCTTCCTAGAACTTCGTAAAAGTCAGGACCTGCAACAAACCAACGACCTTCTTCAGGTACGTTCTGTTCATCTAATAGTCTTGCCATTCTACTCATAAGGTCTAGAGGGTCATGTTCATCAGTTCCAAAACCAATGTCTAGGTTACCTGTGCCATCAAAAGTTCCAGCAGCTAAATCAGTAGCACTGTCAGACCCTAACACATGGTTAGGTGATGAAGCAGATAGACCAGCAAACATAGTTACTAGGACAGCAGCATCGTAAGCATCTTTCAATGCATATGCAGCCGAACTTGAAGCAACTTCTTTGAAGTTAACGTGTGACATATTTGTTTCAATATCATCTACGATGAATTTAAACGCATTAGCACTATCAACAACTAAAGATGTTTCAGCATCTGTAAGTCTGGTTTCTGTGGTATCGCTATTTCTTGTGTACGCTGACACTGAAATAACGGGTTCTTTAATAATGTTTACTGAGTCTCCGTATGCACTAATCTCACCAGAATAATCGGTGTTTGTAATAGCTTCTATTACAGACGATTTTCTAAAGAAGTTTAAAACCTTTTTAGAGTAAACCGCAGGTAAAAAGAAACTATTAGTTTGAGTACTTACAGAGTTTGCAAAGTTAGCATTAGTATCCGTTCCGGGTTCAAAATATTGAGCCATGGGATATTCTCCTTTAAGTTATAGTTTATTTTATGATTCTGCCTTCTTGCCAAGCTTCGCTGATAGCATTTTCATACTTGTCATACTCTGCCATGCTCATTGCAGCAATCTCCTTTTCTGACCAAACTTTCTCTTGCTGTGGTTCTACACTAGTTGTTTTAGTGGAAACCATATCAGCAGCAGAGCCTTTGGTCGGTTTATTAGAAGATGGCTTAGTGTTTGAAGTTTCCATTCCAATATCTTTTTTAAATAAATCTAAAGCACGTGAAGCTAAAGCAGCATCAGCAGTATTTTCATAAATCCATTTCTGAATGTCTGAAGGTTGTTCTTTTGCCCATGCATGGAAATCATCGCTGTTTTTAATTTCTGCAAAATCAGGATGTTTTTCCATTAGTTTTTCTTCTGCACTTTGTCGTACTAAAGTTGTCTCACGTTCTTGGAGTTGACTAATGCGTTCTTCTAGAACTTTTGCTTTAGACTCCGATTGCATATGAGCAACAGTTTCTACGACTTCGTACATATCAGGATACTCTATTCTAAATTTTTCAAGTTCTTCTGGAGACTTTGGAGCTTTGTAAGCTGGTCTATTACTAGTAGCTTCGTTTAAAAGTTCTTGTTCTCTAGATTTAAACTCATTTAGTTTAGAATCATAGTGTCTTTTTAAATCATCATAACGTTTTTTGTAGTTTGGTTTCTTGTAAGGTTCGTCCTTCTTTGATTCCAACGCTTCTTGATTAACACTTCCTTCAGCTTCCACTTCAGTTATGTCATTACTTTTAAACAGCCTGTTCTTTGGTTCTTCAAAGTACACATTGTTTGATGATACAAAAGGTTTATCTTCTCCTTCGTGCCAAGACTTATTTTTATTATAAGGGTTTGGCGTTTCTTCTTTGACTTTATTATTAGCCATATTCTTTCTCCTACTAAGGGCTTCGTTCACAAGGTAGCTCTATGTCGACTAGAGGGCTTGTTTTGTAAAGGTCGCCTTTCGGTTTGTTTTAATAAAGTGCCTATAAATAGGGTAGCTTTATCGGTTAGTGTGTTTAGCTTTGGATGTGTCTTCCAGTTCGGTTGTCAAGCATCATTTTAGATTTAATACCTTTCGATACTTCATCTTCATCTAATAATCCTTTAACATTATTATCTACAGTAGTTTTCACTACTCTAATATCTTCTTCAGGCATTCCACCTTCAGCTAAATCTTGTCTTCCGTCTGCTTCCATTTCTGCATCTTTCATCATTGCCATTAGTTTATCGGCTCCGATTTGGTCTACAGCTTTTGCAGTAAAGACAAATTCTCCGTCAGATAACCTTGCGGGTATACTGTCAGAGACTCCTGAACCCGGACCTTCAACAGGACCGGACCCAGCAAATTCTTGTGCAACGTCTATGACTTTATCAAAAACCATAGCTAGTTGCGTGTTTTGTTCTAATTCTTGTGTTAGAAAGCTTTGTTCTTCAGGAGTTAAAGCTTCATCTAAAACAAATTCTAAATAGTCGTCTTCCATAACGGTGTCTGGTTCTATTTCTTCGTGAGTTGCACCAGGCATTTCTGTGCCGTCTGGCATCATGTGTGTTTCTTCCATTGGCATGTCATCTGCCAGTAATGCACCACCTTCTGCAAACTCATCTCGTAAATTATCTAAAGCTTTGTCTATTTCTTCGTCTGTCATTTTCCCTGCATATGCATCATCAGCTATTTTAGGGTCAACTGGTGTTCCTTTTATTTTGGGTTTTAAGCTCGTAGAATCTAATTTTTTTAAAAATGTTTCTATATCTGCCATATCATAACCAACAGCTTCTAAGTTTATTTTAGCTTCTTTTATAGTCATGTCTCCATCAAGAACCAGTCTTCGGGCTTGTTCATAATCAAAAAAATCTAGTTGTCTTTGAGCTGCTTCTAAATCATCCACCATTGGATTTTCTTTTATTATTTTTTTCTGATGCTTCTTAGTTAATCTACCAACTAGTTTAGTAATACTACCACCTACTGAATACTGTTCTCTATCGTCTTGTAACATTATGTCTCCTTTCTATTAATTGCTTCTTTAACCTGCTCCGGCAACTGCTCTAGGCGTACCAGAGAATTCACTTTCCCCTGCAGCCGGAACATTTCCTGTTCCGATGTTGCCACCACCAGTGCCTGTAACTCCAAGGTCTTGAGGTTGTGCAGGTGTTCCAGCAAGGCTTCCCATATTATTTGGTTGCCCGTCAGGGCTTTGAGTTTCAGAGCCAGTTGTTTGTCCAGCATTTTGCATTCCTATTATTTGTGCCATGATAGCTGCTTCTTCAGGGTCGTTGAGTATTTCATCAGGGTCTAAATCTAAGCTGTAGGCTAGTTCACTTACAAGTTTAGAAATCTTAACAAACGGAGCAATAGCAGGATTTTGTGCAGTTTGTAAGAAGGTTGTTAGTCTTTGACTTCTTACTTCTTTTTGCATCAAGCTATTAGTTCCAGTAGCTTTAACTTCTAAATCACCTTTAACGTCTAGTCCACCTTCAAAGAACTGCATGTTCCATTGGAAGAAAGCTTCTCCTAGAGGTCTTAATAAAAAGTCATCAAGATTTTTGACAACTGTTTTAATATTTAAACTTGATGCACCTAGTAACATAGACATGCCTGATGCAGTCCTTGTCATACTCTGTACGCCTGTTTGTCCGTGCGAATAACTTGGTATTCCTGTTTGTTCGTCTGCAAGTTGTCTAAACTTGTCAAACATCATCATGTTTTCTGGTGCTGTATTAGGAAACTTCAAACCGTGTATGGCTTGTCCCGGCATACCAGCTTGTCTTCTGAATATTTTACCCGGATATATTTCCATTGATTGTCCACCTACTAAGGCAGACTCATCTACATCAAACACCAAAGACCCAGCCATTGCTAGGTTATCTACAGCCATT